CATTTTCAATCTGAATGTAGTCTGGGTTGATAGCCTCAATATACCGGTAGAGATGTTCGGCAAGTGTCCGGCTGTCGGCATCACGGGCTTTTCCCCCCTTTGCCTTTGAAAAATTTGTACACTCCAAACTTGCCCAGAGAACAACCAACGCTTCGGGGTATTTTGCTTTCATTCTTTCAATATGCGATACAAGCGTAGATAACTCCAACGTGCGAATATCTTCCGTAAAGTGTAAGGCTTCGGGGTGGTTAGCGGCGTGGCTGGCAATAGCATTTTTATCATGGTTTACGCAGGCAATAACTTCCGCGCATTTGTCGCCGTTGTGCTTGGCATTTTCAACACCGGTAGAAGTTCCACCGGCACCACAAAATAAGTCAATGTATAGGAGTTTAATAGATTCCATATTGTTTCATTTTAGCACCAACAATTTTTTTATTTGCCCAAACACGCTGAAATTTTCCCCAGTCCTTTGAGCGTTTTCCATTATTATCGCGGTAAAACATCGCCATCGGCATAAATCCCGCTTTAATAGTATTGATTAATCTTTTTTCGGCAGCATCGAATGTATCTGCTGGATAACCAATTAAAACATAACATTTTAATACGTTTCCTGCTTTTGAAAATCCGATGTTTGTTAATAATTTCCCCGCTTCGATTAATGGTTCGTAATCATCTTTTGTGTCGTAGGCAAAGTATAATGATTTCGGTTTTATATCAAAAAGTTTTTCAGCGTCCGTATGTGTCAATATTTTTGCTTCCAAGCCACCGGTGAATCGTGGTTGTTCCGGCTGCCGTTTTAACATTTCATAAACAGCGTTTTTATGCTGTTCACAACACGCAAGAAAATTATCATCCAGTATATTAAACCCGTCCACAATCGGAAGTTCGCGTAATTTTCCCTCTCTTTTTGGAACAGAGCAGAACCAGCAATGGTTATTACAACCTCTTGAAGTAATCGTATAGCCTTTTTTTAAGTACATTCCGTTAATAAAATCACCGCCGCGTTCACCGGTTGCAACGCCTCCAATTTTCACATTAAAACCCGCTTTGAGCCATTGATTATACAGCCATTCCGCACGCGGTAAATCCCATGTAAAGGCAACCGATATATGCACCTCGTCGGCTTCGTCAAAGAACGAAGGAGTGACATTTATTCGAACATCTTTATCATCCGGCGTTGCTTTTGTTTTTGTTGGAAATACTCGTATTGTTTTCATACAAAAATTCCTAATTCACGGTTTAACTTCTTGTTAGCTATCTTTATATAGTCGGGATTCAATTCAAACCCGATGTAGTTTCTGTTAAATTTTTTCGCCACCGCTGCGGTTGTCCCAGAACCCATAAAAGGGTCGAGAATGACACCACTTTCAGGGCAACCTGCTTTCACACAATCAACAATTAGTTTCTGTGGGAAGCAAGCAAAGTGCGCTTCTTTTTCGGCTTGTGTGCAAACAGTCCATACGCTTCTTTTATTCCTTCCATCTTCTAAAAATGTTTTTGGCGTGTATTTTCGGAAGTCTTTATATCCTGGTCTGTTTTTCTCTTTTGATGTTTCGGCTGCTGCAGGAACATCATTTATCCCGCGCTCAACGTCTTTACTGTATCGGCGATGTGTATTCGGACTTTGAGGTTCTTTGATTGAATCGGCATCGAAATAATATTTTGCTGATTTGGTAAGCAGAAAAATATATTCATGTGATTTTGTGCAACGGTCGGTAACGCTCTCCGGCATTGGATTTGGTTTGTGCCAGATAATATCCTGTCTCAAATACCAACCATTATTCCGAAGCGCGAAAGCAAGCGCCCAAGGAATACCGATTAAATCTTTCGCCTTTATGAATTGATGTTTCCGGTCGGTCGGTCGAATGGTATTTTTTCCACCGAAATTTGAACAGGCGGGAGTGATTGACTTACCCTCTTTTCTTCTTTGGTATTGATATATTCCTGCCGACGAACCGCTATACCCTTTACCGCCCCAGTATGAATCACCTATGTTTAGCCAGAGTGTACCGGTTTTTTTCAATACTCGATACACCTCTGAAAATATCTCTACCATTTTTTGAATATAGGCTTCGGGCGTTTCTTCCAAGCCGATTTGACCCTTCACACCGTAGTCGCGTAACCCATAGTACGGCGGCGACGTAATACAGCAGTCCACAGAGTTATCCGGTAACTGTTTCAACCCTTCCATGCAATCAATATTATATACGGCGTTTAGTTCCATTTTTCTTTCAGTTTTTTAACTTTGTTCTGGTATTCTGCAATCAATATTTGATACTCAAAAACTCCCATTTTTGAGATGTTCCCTTTTTTCATTTCAAAGTATTGAATGACATCACTTCCATACTTCTTTATCAACCCACGGTTATATCCCATCATATTACCCTCGTCGAAGCGGTTGCAAGCGCGACATTGTGCATTGACATTCTTTTCGTCGAAGCGTAGGGACATGTGTTTACGGTTTACGTAGTGTCCCGCGTCGGCTTCTTTCCAGTGGATTAATTTTCCACATGAAATACATCGGATATACCCATTACTGTCGGCATCCCGCAGCCGGATATATTCCGAAAAAATACGGTCAAACTTCTTTATCAAAGATTTTACGGATACCGGTTTAATTTTTATGGTTTTCACAGCAATCATAGTTCAATAATACTTTGTGTTGTTTATACGGACATGTAGCAAGTATCGGTTTCTTGTCAATAGATAGATTTTCCATATCCGGTACAGCATGAATACAGGTTTGACAATACTTTTGAGTTACTTCTTTTTTCATATTATAGATGATTTAGTATAGATTTTTTCAAATTTTCATTCGCGGGAGTCCAATCAAAATTATCTAACATCCATTGTTTATAAGCAACCGGAATGTCCGCGATTAATTCCCCTTTGAATTTTCCAAAAGGCATGATTTCAATGATTTTGGATTTTGTACTCCCATTTGTGGCGCTCTTATTGACATCTTCCCGTTTTACCATTCCGAGTTCGTGGATGGGTATGCCGCTCAAAAGTTTTCCACCGGTGCCGAACATTCGCCAGATTGTTCCCTTTTCAAACACTATATCCTCAACCCGTCCGAACCTATCTACATTTCCGGCAAGGTCAATAATCAGTGCATTTTCTTTGTCGGCATCAATACGGGTTGCGCGTCCCAAAATCTGGTAGTAAAGAGCGATTGAAGCCGTCGAAATACCCAGTATAATACAATCAATACCGGCATAGTCGAACCCCGTCGAAAGTACGCGGACGTTGAATATTACGCGGGTTTTCCCCCTGCGAAAATCATCAATAACCTTTTCTCTCTCTGCCTTGTGCATATCTCCATAGATAGCAGCCGAGTTTGGGTATTGACGGCTCAAATCAACGGCTTCCCGGACAGATGGGACAAAAACAAGGATATGTTTTCGGGTGCTGTTTTCGTCAAGTTGTTGTTTGATTTGTGTGTGGATATTATTTGCGTTGAAAGCACGTTGTACTGATTCTTCCGTATATTCAGACTTTGAAGAATTATACACCAAAAGCGAACTGTCGAAGCCGGTAACTTTGTACTCTAACTTACTCCAAAAACCGAGTTCAACCATCTCTTGGACTTGCCCGACATGAATAATATCTTTGAAGAAATTACCCTTTTTTGACCTGCTTGTAAGCATGACAAGTTTAGAAAATCGGTTGCCATTTAAGTCGGTATTCTGTTGAAGTTTGATAGGTGTTGCGGTGATACCGAGTACGTGTGTAATTCCACTGTCGGCAAGGAATGTTCCCAGCATACTGTCGGCTTCGCGGGGGTAAAGGTGCGCCTCGTCAATCAGCAACTTTTTGAAACCGAGTTGCCGAAACAGTTTACCCAGATTTTTGATGCTGCCGATAGTGGCATAAGTGATTTTATTGATGTCCTTGCGCCCGAAAGAAGCAGAATAAATACCTGCTTGTACGTCGAGATTATCGCCGCAAAGAGTAATGTATTTCTTGTAGTTCTGCTCTAAAAGTTCTTTCGACGGCTGTAAAACCAACAATTTATCATCCATACTTTTCGCCGTGAACGCCGTTAAAATGGATTTTCCCCACGCAGTCGGTAACACAATCAGGGAAGGGACAGGGTTCTTCTGTGCGAAAAACTCTATCGCTTTCCCGATTGGTTCCTTTTGATTTGAGCGAAGCGTTATCATGCTAATTCTTCGTTAGAATAATACGATACCTGTTCGTCTGGGATAAAGACTTCTACTACGTTCAACTCCTGCAAAAACTTGATGGTATTATAAATACTTTCGTATTCACTGCGATTTAATACCATTTTAATAGCAGCGATAGCGTTTTCAAAGGTAGTAGCCTGTACAAGGATATTTTTCATTCCTGCCGACTTGCTTTCACCGGTGTCATCGTCATCATCTATCATTGAATAGATTTGACATTTGTACCAACGAACCTGTTTTTTTCCGTCTTCTTCGTATTCTTCCCGTTCAGTTTCGTACATCTTGATTACCTTTCCGTATTCAAGTTTTCCGACTTTGACAAGTTCAAAAACTGCTTCGACATTTACTTCAAAATATTCCGAGATGAATTTTTCGGCGTTAGCCGGACAATCAGCAGTAACGTAATAACATTTTTTGCTGTCGCCTTTATTCGACCGGACTTTAAGAAGCGCTTCCCAAAGATTTAAGTTTTTGTTC